AACCTGTTGCACCTTGGGCACCTGTAGCACCTTGGGCACCTGTAGCACCTAAACCTGTTGCGCCTTGGAGACCTGTAGCACCCAAACCTGTAGCACCTTGGGCACCTGTAGCACCCAAACCTGTAGCGCCTTGGGCACCTGTAGCACCCTGGGGGCCTGTTGCACCTTGGAGGCCTGTTGCACCCAAGCCTGTAGCACCTTGGAGACCTGTTGCACCTTGGGGACCTGTGGTACCTTGAACACCAGTTGCACCTGTTGTACCCGCCCCTGTAGCACCCGTAGGGCCAGTAGCTCCGGTTACTCCCGTGAGGCCGGTGGCACCTGTTGTACCTGCTCCTGTAGCACCTGTGGGGCCCGTAGGACCTACAGGTCCTGGGGCACCTCCACCACCACCACCCATTGAGCTGGTGTAGAAGAATTGGCCAGTAGCAGGGTTATAGGATGCCACATAACCATACCAATCTTCAGAAAGGGAAGCAAATAATTGGGCACTAGCGGAAACTGCACTTGCAGATATATCATTAATGATTAAATTCCCACTACCACTTAAAGCAACATCAGCACTAGAGGAGATTGCTATTGTAGTAGAAGAGCCTGCTTCCATTACGGATTGTAAAGGTGGTGGGGCTGTTAGGCATATTGTTACTCTACTTTCTGTGAAAAAGTCACCAGAACATATAGTGGGATTTGTTGTAAATTTAAAATATCCATTTTCTACAAATCCTTCTCCTGTAAGGGTAGGACCTTCAAAAAATGCACCACAATTATCTTCATTACTTATAGTAAATTCTGCCCCTAAAGAACCTGTAAAGTTGGAAAAGAAAGGAGTAAGATTACAATTATCTAAAGAGCTGGTGCTAATGTGGAAGAAGCTAATATCGCATGAACTAGTAGTATCTACTATTATATCTCCTGTAAATATACTTGAGGGGGAAGGTGATCGACCCTCAGATGACTTTAATATAAAATCATGGCATCTAGATATTTTTCTGTAACATAAAGCCCCTGTAGTTTCATCATAAACTACATAATTATAAAGTATTTCTGATTCAGCGGGACATGCATTTAAGTTAAGGTTTATATTACCTAAACTTTGTGTAAAATTCCCATCTATTATAAATCTTTGTGCCATCTATCAATAACTATTATTTCTGGTTATAAATATTAGTTGTGGATGAGAGTGTATCTATTATTTCTTGGGAAGATAAAGATTTTAAGGGTTTAAAAGCATTACAATAATAGTTTTGACGAATAGGAGCACTCCATTTATTACAAACCCCTTGTTGGAAATAAGCACAACTTGCACATGCTTTATTGTCTTTGATTAATCTATAATTTTCTGGTAGGTTTAAGGGGACTTCTACCCCATTATCGGCATATATTCTTTTAGAATTTCTTTTGGTTATACCTGGGGTGGTGTTGTAATGGAGGAGATAATTATAGTTTAAATATTGGCTTAGGCCTAAGGCGTCTTTTTTATTTTCAATAAAATCTACAGTATTTTTATTTTGTAAGGCTGCTCTATTTTGCCCCCCCGTAAGTGTCCAAGAAAATTTAAAAGGAGAAAATATTTTGTAATCTAATTCAGGATTACTTTCTAAAAGTTTGGTATAAGTAGTTTGGTCTATTTCAATAAATAAGGGAGCATTTTTCTGTTTACAAAAAAATCTTGTAAATTTTCCAATTTCATAATCTTCTTTTGTAGGAAAAGAAGGAATATAAGTGGGAATTCGAGGCAACTTATCAGCGTCAATATCTGAGTTAAGTTTTAGATAATTAACTACATCAAATGATGAGTAAGATATTTTTGTATTATTTTCATTTCCAGTAAGATCATGAGCATCTGGGTTTCGTGGAGTAAGGGTATTTGAGGGATTAATTAGTTCTATGCTACTTTGAGGAGAGTCTGGGGTTTTACCCGCAAAAAATTTTCCAAGGGAAGTAGTCCAATAAAACCCAGTATAAGTTTGTTGGGTGGATTTAATGATTAAACTTCCATTACTATATAAATTGGTTTGTATTTGGGATGGGGGATAATACATTTTTATATTAAGTTAGTCCAATATTAAATATTTGTTGTTGAGATAAGTTTGATAAAGGTTCCCCATAATACAGTTCTATTCTTAATGCTAAGCTATCCCTTTTTGCTTTAGTAACGGGGTCAAAGAAATGAACTCTATCATCAAACTCTCCCCCCCATCCAAGCCCAGATTTCGTAGCTTCTACAATAATACCCGAATCAATCCATTCTTGATTGATTGTACCTTTATGTCCCAAAACCTTTGCATAAGAACTAGCTTTGTGAATTTGCATATCTATAGCAGTTCCTAGATTATGGTCTGATAAACCCGAAGTGGCTAAGGTGGTGAAGGTCGAGCTATTAGGGTTGGCTAACCCCTGTTGATTAGCTATAGATCTCCAGGCAGAACCAAGTCGTATTACATACCCATTATATCTACTTGATGTAGCAAGCCTCGTAAAGAATTCTTTAAATTTAGGTCTAACTGTAGGATGTACAAATGCTGAGGCGTCTTCAGGAGTAAGCGGAGTAGGGTCATCTTTAAATCTTATATATAAAGGTGGTGAATTAGGAATAATTTCCCATGAGCTATTATTAACCTCAGGATCTGGTTCTGCTGGTGTTTCAGGGGTGGGAGAGGAAGAATTTGCAGATCCATCTCCTTCAAGAATATCAGTAGGTTCTTCTTCTAAGCCTATGGGTTTGGGCCATGATAAAGTTTCTAAAGTAGTAACCCACTTACCATCTTTTATATTATGACTTACCCCTTGGATTATAAAATCTAAATTATTGGGATAATCTGAGGGGAGGATATATTCAGGAGTTATTCCAAATTTTTCCCATAATGTCATACCTGATAGACCATCCATGGTAAGGGATAAAGTTACGGGTACAAAAAATGGGGATGGGAGTTTTTTCGTTTGAACTTTAACTTGAACATCATATTTTAGAATATCTTTTAAGGTTGAAGAATAATCTTTATTATCAGTATTATAAACTCTGTTCATATATATTTTAAGAAGATATCTATTTATATCATTAATTACAGAATTATAATTTTGTGTAGTACTATTATTAGAATTATTTCCGTCTACTTTTATACTATCTCTACCCATTATCCTATCAGTTAAATTTTTATTTAATGCTTGGAATGAAGAACCTTCATCAGGAAGAGAAGTATCTCCAGTTTGGGCAGAAATTGCTATTAAATTGGTTAATTTAGGGAATATTTTAGATTGAAAAGAAAAATTTTTAATAAAACTTCCTACTTCTAAATTATTTTGATTTTGGAATCCCTTAATATGAAATGAGGCTTCTTCTGAGGGTGGTGTTTGTATTCCTGGGGGAAGTTTGTTATCATAGATGACAACTTTTCTTTTGTCTTCGTTATATGTAACTTCAAAACTGTTAAGATTTCCTGTACTTACAGTAATGTCGTTTAATATGTTTTGAATAAGGGATAAGAGAGAAACATTTCCATTTTCATCTTGAGTATTTTGGAGAATTTGTATCACAGCATCAAAATTAACCATAATCCCCATTATATCTCCTTGATACTCTCTACGAGATGTAATATTAGGATCATCCCCACTTTTAAAATAAGGAACTTCTTTTGTATTTATGCCAAGTTTTAAATTTTTTATAGTTCGAGTTGAAAGAATTTCTTCTACTTGTTCTATTTGGGTTTGTTGGGATGAGTACACATTAATAGGGGCTGTAGTATCTTGAACTGCTATTACACCCACGCTCAGATCAGGTTCCACTTCTTCAGGTTCTGGGGAGGATGGTTCGAAAGGGAGGAAGGTTTCCCCATCAGAAGATGTTACATAGTCTTCAGAGATGGGTTCAGTTTCAGTAACAACGTCAGCATAAGTTACAACCTGGTGGTATAGAGTACTGCTTAAAATACATTTATCAGGGTAAATAGATTGTTGATAGGGATGACTAAACATGTATGATTTATTGTAATCATAATCTATTGACATTATAGGAATCCCCTTCGTATCTTTATATTGACTTTTTTCTATGAGTTCTAAAAGAGCTCCAAGAGATATATAATAATAAGCACTATCTTGTTGACTTTCATCATCTAATATTTGTGAATAGGTGTACCTAATTATTTCTCCTTTTCTCTTAAATTTATATGAAAATACATTTTCGCTTACATCACCAATGTTATTTTTTGCAAAGGGATAATCTTTATCAGAATATTCTCTAAATATTTCGGGATCAAAAGTAGGAGTTTCTATTTCTACACTACCTTCATATTCTGAAGAGGTATCTTCTTGTGCCTTTTGGAGTACATTTTTCCAATAATTAAGGTAACTTTCTATTTTATTTCCAGCTACACCTTCTGAGTTTTCCCCTTTTTTAGGGTCTTGTTCATTTGTGGATCGATTAGCTGTTAAAGATTCTATTAAAGCCCCAGGAGATATAACTGTTAAATTTATATTATAAACTCCTCCTTCTCCTATGCTCCATTGAAAATTAGATATAAACCCAATAAAAGCATCATAATTATAATTATATTTTTTCCTTTCTTCTACGATTTGATCATTTAAAGCATTAAATCCTTCATATTGGGAACCTGGTGAGTTGAAAAATGTGTTGAATGGGGTTGTAGAAAAATTGCCCATTTGTTGTAAATCCCCTTCATTGTCATAGTAGTGGGTATGTCCCCATTCAACTAATATGGTAAATCCTAACCTTAAATATAAAATTTCTAATATTTTAAATTGGTCGGGGTTATGAGCGGTAAGCATTAGGGTAGCTTTCCGTATAGAACCTTTATTTAAAGCTTGTATATCTACAGAAGTTACTGAGGGGGGTGGGCTATACCCCCATTGGGAGGGATTGCCTATTCCGTACTGGGCTGCTATTTGGTCTCCAACTACATCGTAAGTAGTAGTGGCTAAAGGTTGTAATGGTTGAGGGCCTTTTTCTCCGGTTACACCCCCAAATAACACAAAATCTTTAGCACTAAATTGGTTATATTCCCCTAATCCGGTTTTGTCCCAATCATTAATATCTACTCCTGAAGCTACTCTTAGCCAGGATGTTTTAGAGTTGTTGTATAGAATATCATTAACTTCAGGATTAGGTTTACCTAATTTTTCTTGTCTAACCTTTATTTGGGTTGCCAACGAAGCGGTGAAGTTTGCTCCTATTATATTTGGTTTAGAACCCATTTTTTAAGAATTTACTTTATTATATAAATCTAAAACTAAACTAGGACTACTAGGTATTCTAAGTTGGAGACCTGGTTCGAGTACTATAGAATTTTTGCTTAAATTATCATTAGCAGCAGAAATTATCCACCATAAACTAGAGTCTCCATAGAATTGGTTAGCTAATAAATCTAATCTATCAGTTTCTTCAACTAAGACATAAATATCATTTTCTGATAAAGGGATTTGAGGGTATCTAACTGTGGAATAAAATTTAGCCCCATTATTATCTGAAGGGTTTGAGATGGTTTTTATACTAGAATATCTTCTCATTAGGGATAAATTTTAATATTATTTATTTTGCTCCTTTTCTTCTTTCTTGGGTCAACTGTTGACCACGTTGGGAGGGACCCATGCTAATGTAATTATGGGTTGTACTATCACCACCCTTAACATAACTAGTAGGTACTAAACTTTCTCTAAAGGAATGGATAGGGGTAAATGAAAAATTACTCACTTGAATATAATGGGGGAGTTGGAGGGAATTTTTTTCGTCCAAAGTCTCATCATTATTCCTGCCTATATCCCAAGGAGATTCTTGGGGTATAGTATATGTAATACTTTTTAGTATACCATAAACATCATTTAAATAGTCACCAACAGTTAACTTTATTATATTACCCCTCATATAACCTACGTTGGAGTAATTAGGGGTTATTACAGAAGCAAGGTAATTTAATTTATCATACATAGAAGCTTGTTCATATTTTGAAGAAGCTACTACATCAAAACCCATACTAACATCTCGTGTAAATCCATCGTATGTATAAAACTTATTACCTCTGCCTATATAAGAAGTTTCATTCCATGTAGCTTGGTAATTATCTTGAAATGAATTTATAGCCGCTCTAAAATGAAGCCATGTAAATTGTTTTTGAGTTCCGTCAGAATCAGGATTTATTACCCCTATATGGAATTTAATATAATCATCTAACCCATTTCCGGTTTTTGGGGTTGTTGATGAATATAAGGATTGGGCATTAATTTTATCGTATTGGAATATCTGTTTTCCGTTTGAGTCGTTTGGGGATCCTGGGCCCCCTACGTCTGTAGTGTAGTATGCTGCTCTGTTTCTTCCGCTTAGGCCAGGGTCTCCCTCACCAAAAGTTGTAGACCTATTAAAAATAGTATAATCAACTGGTTCCCCTATTAATTCTTTTCTTCTTTGTTCACTTACTCCTGTTTCTATTTGGTTTCTTAAATCTCTTTCAAAGTTTTTTATACCAGTACTACCAAACGTTGTAGCTATAGGTTGACTCCTTTTAATAGTTAAATTAGGGGAATAAACTAAATATTGTCCTACTAAAGCGTTAATACCTTGTTTTAATTTATTATTTTCAAACCCTTTATTAGTATTAAATACTTTCCTTACAACACTTCTGCCTGATATTAGAGTGTTAGGGCCCCCTTGGTAATTAAATAGTTGACCATTGGTTTCAGATATTCCATACCTGCCTAAGGTATCCCTAAATCCAGCGTATTCTGCAGCAGCACCAAAAGTTCCATTTATCCCTTGGTTAAATATATCTATAGCATTAGTTTGTCCATAAACGTTTCTCCCCATGTCTAATGTCTCACTACCTAATATTATATCATCAGAAGAAACTGTGGGGGTAATAATATTTGTTTCATATAAAAGTAATAATCTATTATTATTCTTTACTCCAAATCCCTCCCAATTTTCGTTATAAGTACGTGTTATAGATTCATACTTTTGTTGATCATCTAATTGAGATTTAGGTAGGATGCCATTTTTTAGGAAATGGAGTCCTATATTATTAGTAGCAGCATTAGCTAATGTGCTAAGAGGGGTATATATATTTCCAGGTTGATTAATACCTGTTTTGGGACTATGCCTACTTAAAAGATTTTGTTTAGCAACAAAAAGGAACCCATCAGCGGAGTTTAAACTACTAAACCATTTACCTAAACGTACTTCATCTTCAAGCACAGAAGATACAGAACGTACCCCTCCTCTAATAAGAAAATCACTTCCTAAAAGAGAATTTGCAAAATTAATAGACTCTAGCCTTTGAGGAATGTCTTTGGTAAAATAGGGTTGCCCACTACTACCTCCATTCCTCCTATCCCTTCCATATTTAATGGAAGTTAGGTCTGAGGCCATGTCTATTAATGGCATTATATTCTACCGCTTTGTCCTTCAGGTGCTTTGTCTGAATATTTTATAGGGGTTTCACCGTCCATATCCAAATTAGATCCCTCAAAAAATCTTTGAACTGTATTCTCACCAGCGTTAGTGTTGATCATGGGTTGTTCACCATTAGTACTAAGGGTGGAGTCACCACCCAGTACTCTATCTAAAATTGAAGTATATTGCTTTTTTGCCATTTTGTAAAAATTAAAGGTTTATTATAAATATTAAAGTTATTGGGTTCTATAAGAAGCCATTCCGAGGGCTGTACCTACTTTGTTACCATCAAGGTAAACATCACCTCCTTGCTCTACAGTGGTAATTAAACGTTCTAAAAGTTGTATAACACGAGTATTATTAGGAGATGAGGATGATGATGAAGATTGGGAACCATCTAAGTTAGTACCCCCTATAATAATATCCCCTTTATTAAATCTACGAACAGGTTCACCAGGTCTTGAAATAAAGTCGTTTAATTGGGGTAAAGCCATTTTTTGACTAGACAAATCTTGGCCTTGAGATATGGTATTATTTGTTGTTTCGTCAAGTTTATTATTTTGCCCATACCCACTAAAGAAAGTATTACCTACAAGTGAACCAAATCCTCCTGTGAGGGATGGGGAGGCATCCGCTAATAATCCTCCTAACCATCTTCCTAAAAGATCTCCTCCTGTGTAGGCAAGGGTTGAAAGTAAGAATGCCGGTAGTCCTACAAGGTTTCCTAAATTAACTAATGCAGCGGCACCAATTCCTCCTGTTACTCCTGCTATAGATTTTAAAGAAGATTTACCTATTTCAAAATCTTTTTCTTGTTTAGTTAAGTCGGGGTTAGCTAGTGTGTCTTGTATGTCTCCTCTTAAAAAGAAACCTTCCATTAAGGTAGCTATAGCGGGCATTTTAGTAAGAAATCTTAACACTTTCATTACATTTTTACCAAGAAGTCTTGTTATAAGCTTAGTAGGATTAAGTTTAGAAAATAAGCCTCCTCCTTGTTGAGCAGTATCGGCAGCAACATTCATAGTAGCACGAGTTGCTGTTGCACTCCCCGCACTAACAGCTTTTTGGGCAGCAGCACCATATACTTTAGTACCATTTTTCATCGTAGCCCTAGTTACAGTAGCATTTCCAGCTTGTGCTGAGGATTGGGCAGCAGCACCCGTTAGGGTTTTACCTGCTTGAGCTGCAGTACGGGAAGCAGCAGTTGTAGTTGAACTAGCTGATGAGGATGCTGCTGACCCCGCTTGCCTGCCCATAAGAGCGGCTCCTCCTAATAGACCTCCTCCTAATGCTAAAGAACCAGCTCCTGCCATTGAGGGACCTCCCCCACTTTCAGGGAAAGAAGAAGGAGATGCAGGTGATGTAAAAGAGGAAGTTGAAAGTGCCCCTCCTCCTACTCCACTTAATTTTTCTACCCCTTTAGCAATACGTTCTAATAATTTAATAACTTTATTAGAAGTTCCCGACATTGAAGATGGGGATTCTTCACTTTCTTCATTATCGCTTCCTTTATACATTTTGTGCGCTCCATAAGTTAAAGCGGCTGCACCTGCAACTAATAATCCTGTTCTACCTCTAACACGTGGTATTCTACTAGTACGAGGGACTCTAGTAGGACGCCCACCTCCTCCCCCAGCTCCCATAGCTGCTGTAGATGCAGCAGTAGTTCCTAGTCCACCTCCCATTCCTCCTCCCAACGGTACAACCAGTTGAGGGATTCCTTTTTGGGCAAGTAATACAGCCCCTAAAGCTGTTACAATGCTTGTTATAGGATTTTTAGCTATAAAAGCTAAAGTAGTAGCTATAAATTCTCCTGTTTTTTCAAAAGCATCACTATTAGCAAAATCTGACAGTTGTTTTACAAGGTCTGCTGCTACAGGGGCTAGTTTTAGTGTAATTATTTCTTTTAACTGTTGAAGAGATCTTTCTCCTAATTCTGCTGCTTTATTTCTTTCTTTAATAGCATCTAAACCTTGTTTATCTAAAGTAGCAAACGCTTCTTGACGAGTCATACCCGTCCTTTTTATTAACTCTTGAAGTTCTTTTTCTGCTTCTGCTCTATCTTTAATACCTCTTTTACCTAATTCTTGTTGGAGTTTTTGACTTTCAATACCCTCCATTACTTTTTCAACAGAAATTCCTAACATACTAGCAAATTCTTGTTGTTTAAGTACATTACCTTCTAAATCATCAGCATTTTCAGCTATTAATCTATTTAATTCTTTAGCTTGGTCTGCAGCGCTTCCTGACATGGCTGCTCTTCGGTAATTAGTAAGATCAATATTTTTGCCTAATATAAGTTGAGCTGATAGTTGTTTTTCAATAGAGGATTCAAAATCTAATGTACTTTCAGCGGAAGCTTGAATTTCATTAAGGGAATATCCTAATTTTTTAGCATGATAAGCTGCTTCAGCAATAGCCTTAGGATTATTTCCTAAATTAGCTCTTACTTGGGCAGAAGCGTTAGCTACCATTTCCATAACTTCAGTTTGGTTTACAGATAAACCATTAGCTTGATTAAGGCTATCTACTATTCCTCCAATTTCAGAAGCAACATTTTCAAAAGAAGTTCCTGATACTTGAGATAATCTATATAGTTTAGCTGTGTTTTCAGCCCCTATGCCCAAATCATGGGACATTTCTTTAAATGTTGTAAGAAGTTTAGGATCTTTTGAGAAATCAATAGCAGTCCCAAACTCTTTATTTAAAGCTATCATAGCGTCTGTAGCTTCAGAAGTACTTAAAGAAAGATCTGATGCTGCCATTTCTCTAAGGTTTTGGGCTACTTCACTACTTCGAGCTCCAAAATTAGCAAAACTTTGTCCTATTGCAGCTGCTTCTTTATTTACTTTTGTTCCTAGTTCAAATAAAGCTTTAATTCCTTTACCTATTAAACCAATTATAACAAGGGGATCTTTTAGATTTGAAGCTAGGTTTTTACCTATTCCTTTTAGCCCCTCTTTCATAACTTTAAACCGCATCCCAAAAGTGGCGGCTTTATCACCATTATCAGTAAGAGTAGCAGCTAACTGCTTCATATTATCTTGAACCTCACCTAAACCTAAGTCACCAAAACCTATTTTTTCAAGGGAACCTCCAATACCTTTTATAAGTTTTCCTGTTAAGCCATGGGCTTTATTTATGTTTTTGACTCTGCGGAGATTTTCCTCTAAAGCTTTATTTAAATGTGTTTGGGTATGACCCCTTTGTTGGGCTAATGCTAAAGCTTCAGCTTCTTCATCAGTAACTTTTCCTTTAATTTTTAAACTATCAATATTAACTTCATTAATATCTTTTTGTATACTTAAGGATTTTAAAAGAGCATTAGCTTCTTTTTGTAAATTGGCATCTATTAATTTTTGTTTTTGAATTAGTTTTGTTAGATCTTTTTCAGAATAATTAATTAAGTCCTCTTGAATATTAGATAATTGATTGGCTATTTGTCTATACCCTTTAGCTCCTTTTAGGATATTTTTAAAAGGATCATCAAATGCTTTACTCCCTAATCCTTTAAGAATTTCTTTTATTTGTCCATTTACATCACTTAATCCTGAGCTTAGGTCTATGATTCTATCTTGAGTAGAACCGATAACGGCTTCCAACGAAGTAAAAGCGGCATCCACTGAGCCTACTGTTCTTGCGTAATCTTGGGCGGTTGTTTTCTCAAAAGGGTTTACCTCGCCCAATTTTACAAAGAGCCGTTCAATTTCTTGTAACTGTCTTTCTATATCCTTTAAATCTTTCTTAGTGACCATAAAGTTTGTTATTTATGGTAATAAATATTAAAAGTATCAACTTTTTGACATTTTAGTAGCGTATGATGGAGTTGATTTTCGTTTTGAAATATCAGGCAATTTAGATTTATCAGGGTTATAGAGATCTATAAGGGTTTTATCTCCATTTTGAGTAGATTTTTGAGCTTCAGCTTGTTTATCGTACCAACCTCTCATTTTGTTAAAAGTAAATTTCCTTAACCACAAAGGCATATTATATACGGTATGCCAATCATAACCCCCATTTCCATGAAAAACTATTTCATGAATTTGTTCAAATACGTTTGCTCTATAACGGATTGCCTGCTCAGGCGTCAGGGAAAAAAAAATTTACCGTAATGGGTATTTCTGTATCTGTAGTTTCGCCGAAATCATCTACTACTGTAGTATTCATATCTATATCAGGTTGGGTTTCAGATATGTGTTCTCGAAGAGCACGGGCATCTTTAGCTAATAAATAATTTTCAACAAAATCCTTAATAGTTTTAAGATCAGTATCCCCATTTACAGATGTGATAACATGTTTTAGCCTAGTAGTAAATTCAGGGGAAGCTAATTTATTTATCTTTTTAATAGCTTTAATTTCTCTATCAATTTTTTTATCTAAGCCTTCAGTCATTAACTGGTATGTAATTTCTGTGTGGGAATGGGGTAACGTGTATGTAAATTCATTTACCCCTCTAGTAAACATAGATTCATCTACTTCTTTGTTTTCTAGTGAAGATAAATCAACAGTTTGTTCTACACCATTATAGGTAAAAGTATAATCTTTACCATAACCTAATACACGAGAGGCAATTAATATAGCGTTTTTATCGCCTACTAAAAGGTCATTATAATTAAATTCTGTAATAAGCAATGACTGTAGTAATTTATCTAAAACAATGCCTTTACTAATGTAATTTTGGTTAGTAAGAATATCTTCTTCTTTAGCAGTCATGTATTTCATTTCAACTTGACCTGATGATAAGGGATGATCTTCGGGGTATAATAAACCTTTAGAAGGTAATTCGATCATTTCTGTTGGGAACTTAAATTTTTGCTCGTCACTCATTGTTAATAACTTAATGTTTTATATAAATATATAAAAAAAATAGAGGAGCGCATTTCTGCGCTCCTCTTTTATAATTATTTTGGCTTTGTATTAGAAGTTCAATACACAATAATCCATATCAAGAGTAAGTGTAAGAAGCTGTGGAGTGTCTATATTATCGTAATCATAATCTCCAAAATTGGCTGCTGTGATTATGGCTCCTTTAATAATCCACTCAGAAACGATATCACCTACAGGGCCTACAGCATTAAGAGTCAGGTCTTTCTTATAGAAGTCAGAATAACCATCTCTACCTGTTACGGATTCGTGTCCTAAACGTACCCATTCCATAATGATTTGAGCACCTGAAGGGGTTATAGGGTCATGTAGTGTTAATGTTACAGGATCCCATGTTGTCTTACCTTTAATTTTACGGTAAGTGTTAATCCAGTTAATTGTGATAGCATTTTGGGTTAGAGCGATTGCGCTTAATCCTTTTACCATATAGGTAGGAACACCATCCATATACAGAATAAATCTATTTTGTTGTTTGGGTTCAAATGCTGTGAAAAAAATTTCGTTTGAATCTAATACTGCCATTGTTGTTGTTTATTATAAATATTCGAATTTATACTTTTTATCAGTTATTTTCAGGGAAAGAAGCTCCGGTTGGAAGAATGTTGAAATTCAAGATTACGAATTCAGCAGTTCTTGTGGGTTGGAGATAAACTTGTCCTACTAGCTCATTTCTGTCTATTACAGCGGCTGTATTAATAGATTCATCCATTACTACTTTAAAGGCATATAAACCTTGTCTTTGCTGTACTGATTCTAAGTATGGGTTAACGATTGCTAAGAAGTTATTTCTAGTTGCTTGAGAATTAGGTTCAAAAACAATATTACCTGCTTGCTGATCCAAGAATTGTTTAATGTTAATTAGCAATCTTCTAACATTAATTCTGTCTAAAGCAGACGCTTTACTCTGTAATGTTTTTTGTCCAAATACCACTACACCTGCTCCAGGGAAAGCTGTAATGGGGTTGACTTTACCAACATATAAAGCATCTCTAGAAGATTTAGGTAGTGTTCTTTGAGTTTTTAATACTGTGGGTAATGAACCTCTACTTAAACCTGCGGGGGCGAACCATGGCTCAGCTGTTCTGTCATTATAAGCAAATACTCCAGGAATAAGTGCTGAGGCAGGTGACCATGTTAATCTTCCAGTAGCAGGGTCGGTAGTCATTAACCAAGGGTAGTAAGCTGCGGCGTATGAATTATTAATTTTAGCGGCTTCTGTTACTACTTCTGTAGCAGTTGCATCATATAAACCTAAATCTATAACAGCTAAGAAATCTTGTCTTTCTTTTGCGCTGTCTAATAATACATCTAATTGAGTTGAATTATCTGCATAATTTAATCCAGGGGCTACAATAGAGGTAAATTTATATTGTGTGTCATTTAGTAATTGGAAAGAAGCAGTGTAATCACTTGCGGCAACTCCTTGTATATTACTTCCATCTATATCTTTACCAAATAAAGCACCTGCACCTAATGCACCTGTTCCTCCTCCAAATACACCGTTTTTAATATTTACAGGCATAGCCTCTTTAAATGCTTGACTTCTTGGATTTCCGTCACCATCTAAGTAATTAGGAGTTTCATTTATACCAGTTATATAAACATACTTACTTCTATTAGGATAATCTCCTTCAACTTCAACGTAAATATCATCGCCAGATCCTTGTATGGTAGGGCGTTGGGTTCCAATTATTTTACCAATATAATTGTCATCAAAAGGATCTAAAGTTAGACCTGTATACTGTTCGAGGGTAATTAAGTTATTATTATCATCATCACCTCTTCTTACTAGTAAAGTAAAAGTTCCTGATCCTGAGTTGGAGTTAATAACAGACCATCTTAAATTAACGGCACTACCACTAGGTAAAGATCCGTTGGATGCTGGTGTGCTATCACTGTTTTGATCGGCACCTTGAGAGATTGTATTAATTGTAAATGAAGTACCACTACCTTCAGAAACAGCATTTTTTGTAGCTGAGGTGTAAGTTCCTGCTACTGTTCTACTAATTAAAAGAGTAGATCCTCCATTATTAAAATATCCATAAGCAGCAGTATTAGTAAGAAGGGAATAAGATGCTCCTCCACTTTGGATTAACTCTCCAAATTTTGCTACATAATCAGCGTATGAAGTTACTTTAGTTGGGACTAGTGCCGGTCCTTTTGCAGTAGGACCCACAATAGCAGCACCTACCTCAGTTATCCCTTCAGGGATAAAACTTTGATCGGTTTCATTGATATAGATGCCTGGTGATAGGATTTCGTTTGCCATGTTGTTGTGTTAATTTTGTTATAAATATTTTAAAGAGATTCAAAATTAGGAGTTAGACTTAGTAAATAACCCAGTATCTAGATCAATACTACCGTTACCATATTTTTTAGTTAAATCTTGTCCTATTTTTAATTCTGCTTTTTTGAGTTCCTCTATTTGTTCAGTTAAATTTTCTTTTTGTAACTCAAGCAATTGAATATTGTATTCAAGTTGACCCAAAGTAGATATAATGTTATTTTGGGTATCTTGCAACTTAGTTAGTGTTTCAATTTCTTCTTGTGATAGCTTAATTTCTTCCATGACTTTTATCAATAAATATCAAATTCTTATTTAAAATTAAATTTTATTTGAAACTATCTCAGTGATAAAGTTTACCCTACTATAACTAAGAGCTTTTTTAGGAGATATTAAATCTTTTTGTAAAACATTTGGTATAAGATAACCTTTTAAAGTTAAATCAAAATTAGCCTTTACTGTTCTATTGTCTCCAGTTTCTGTTTCTGAGGTAGTGGTGAAAGAGTTGATCAATGTTTTGAATTTATATCTCTCAGGATCCCCCCAGTAAGCATTACCCGCGAAATTAATGGCTTCTACAATTTTATTTAACTGTTCAACATAGTAAGTATATGCTATGCAATTATAGGTAATAGTAACAAAATCAGGTACTACTATAGCATATGATTCTTTTTGGGGAAGGGCATTATTTAATATATTAAACCTATCGTAAGTATTTTCTTTAGTAAAAGATTTTTGTATGTATCTAATATTATGTAATCTATTAGCATCTAATTTACTTACAAAGGTATCATTAGTAATAGTATTACGCCTTATCATAATAAGGGGGGCCATAATTTTGCCCTTACTATCCCTATAATATCCATCTTGTTGGACATCTTTCCATCTTTCAGGACTTCCGTACTTAACAGGAACAGCTATTCTTTGACCGTTTTGTACTACAGAAGGACGAATAACATGGTCAAAATAATAAAATATAGCTTCATCTATATCTTGAATGCCTAAGCTAAAAGGTTTAGTAGTATCATCCTTAAAAGATAGTTGTTCCCCTCTATTTAGTTTAGTATTAGTATTAGGGTTGCCTCTATTGAGTTCATCATAAGGGGTTATCAAGCTATTACTAATTTCCTCTTGGGACTTTGGTATGGGAGTTCTTCCTTGTTTAGCCATTATAATCTTTCTCTAGTAATTCCTAATTGGTCTCCTGGTGTGTAAATTGTATTACATATTATAGAAAAATTGGCACCAAAATTTTCCAGTCCAGGGTTAAGAGGATTTTCCTCATTAGGATAATCGGGATTTTTACCTACTATATACTGGTTAGCATTTGTAGTTGTTACCTCGTAATATCCTTTATTATACATAATAACATCTCCTACTTCAGGTACTAAATTAGCATCTACTAAATCTTCCCTTAAAAATCTAAATTCAATCCCCCATTTAAAATCTACACCTAAATCACTTTCAGAATATTCTTGATCTTGTCTAGATATTAAAGTATTAAATATAATAGGACCTTTAAAGTATCTACCGTCAGCAGCTTCACCATATATGTTTACTCGGGTTTCAGCTAATTTATATTTATAAAAAGAACATTGCTGGGTGATGATATCTCCCATTAACTCACGGTTAATGGTTGTAAATAAATTTATATCACGGGATCCTCCAAATAATGCCATTATCCTATAAAGATTGTATATGGTACACTGTTTAGATCTTTTTGTATAAATTCAGCTTCATTGGCTTTTTTTTCTAATAACTTGCTTCTAGAAGTTTCTTCTAGGTATGCTCTTAGTCTTTCTATTAATGCTGTTTTTTCAGAAGTAGCTGCTGTTATAAGATCAGATTGATTCATAGTTACCTCAGCTCCTGGGATGGGTACAGTACTATATTTGCCTCTAACATAACCTAGCATTTCTTTACATAGGGCTAGAGTATATTCAAAAACCCATTGCCTGCCTATGGAATTAATGTAGGCATATGTGGGGTTTTGATAAGGGACAGTAGATATATCAGTTACTACTCCTTGCCCTAAACTTCCAGATACTATAGGGTTATTTCTATCAGATTTAAGGATATAATGGAAGTATAATTTCCCATTTTGAGTAGGAATAGGGAATATCCGGATTTTGTTATTAACTAATTCAAAGCTAAAATTAGATTTTCTAATAGTATCATTAAAATCTATAGCTTGGATTTTTTGTAAATCGTAATTAATAGGCATCATCATAAAATTGATACCAGGAGACATATTACCAAATCCAAATTGATCAAGCATACCTCCTACATTAGAACTACCTACTCCAGCATAGGGATCAAAATATCTTACTATTGCTGGGGTTGATTCGTAAAATATTTTCTTGACTTCTATATTGTTTTTACTTTCACTAATACTATTAGCAAATCCCTTTAAATCATATACTTGTGTGCCTGATTTTAGGGAAACACTTCCAGTTCTGTATTCTACAGATCCCCCAACTCCTGCTTCCTCTCCATATTGTTCTGAGATGCGGATAACGGGTCCTAAATTAGGTTTTTGTAATTTATAATTTAAAGATGAACCAGTTTGTGCTCCTTCTAAGGATAGATAATTTTGGGATGCTTGATATGCAAATACCTCATTACCATATGTAGTTATAGCTTCTTCAAATGCGGCATAAAAATTAATATCTTGTAACTCCACATCCGTCAAAGGGTATCCTAAACGACGGGCACAAAATACTGATACTTTATCTGCATCTTGTTGGAATTCATAATCATTATCATAAAACCCAAAAGGAGTATCTCCTGGGAAGAATGAACTAGATCCGGGCCAGATAGGTGTGTTAGGCATGTTGTTTGTTTATAAATATTGCAGGATAATTTACCCTTGCGATACCAATACAACTAATTGTCCATCTAAATTACCTCCGGTATTTGCACTTTGAGTTGTGAATAATCTACCTGCCACTCCGGGATCAGTAGTTGGGAGATTAGTAAAATCTATTTCACTACCACTTACTTCTAAATTGGTTGTAATACGAGCATCCCCTACTACATGGAGATTATGAGTAGGGGTAATGAATCCTCCGGAGACACCTACGTTTACACCTATTCTACCTTCACTAACATCTACAAAGAAAGGGGAGGATGAGGTGCCACCTACACCTCGTATCATAAAATCAATATCAGCAGCACGCTCATTCATACTAATGACATTAAAGGGGTAACCTGCATAGGTGCTAGAAAAGGATCTAAGTATCATCCAAACATCATCTCTCATTCTAAAGACCATTTGGTGGGTACCACTCGCCGAGGATGCTTCAAAAGTTACCCCAAATTCATTATTAGCAGCCCAATTTCTTCCTATTGAAGGGTAATCCCCTATAGAGGCATTAAAAAAATCTATACTATTTATTTTACTTTCCCCTGCAGAAAACAAATCATAGGTTCCAGAGCCTGATATTACTAGACTTCCTGTTATAACAGCATCCCCTATATAAGGGAAAGAAGGACCTTGGGGACCAGTTGATCCAGGGGCACCTGGGGCGCCTGTGGCGCCTGTTGGGCCTCCTGAAGGGCCAGTAGCTCCTTGGATACCTGCTGTCCCTCCATTAAGGTCAAATATGTTAATATTAGAGGATTGTGCTACTGTGGAAGCAGTAGAAGTTACAGTATTAGTTCTAATTCTATATTTATCTCCTGCTGTTGTTTCCCTAATAATTTGGGTGGATCCTCCTGTGCTGTCATCATTATTAACACCCGATCTAACATAACTAAATGTTTTAGATCCTAAAATTTCATTCCAATTGTTTCCCCCATCTGTACTTACTTCTAATATAGATTGGGCTGATAGTCTAGTGGTTCCAGGGGAAGCAGCAGTAACATTATAGGTAATACATGCTCTTATATTAGCGTTTACAGTTATAATATCATCCGTTAAATCAAATATGCTACTATTACTATTAAATCCAACAGTATCTATATTAAGAGTAACAGGGGAAGTACTAAGAGATTGACCCCCTGTATTATCGTAGGCATATATGCCTTCAGAAGGTGTACTTGAAGGACCCGAGGGGCCTGTAGCACCTGTAGTACCTGTGTCACCTTGTATACCTTGTGCACCTGTGGCACCTGTGTCACCTTGTATACCTTGAATACCTGTAGCACCTGTAGTACCTGTGTCACCTTGGATACCTTGTGCACCTGTGGCACCTTGAGCACCTGTAGCACCTGTTGAACCTTCTGTACCTGCAATACCTGTAGCACCTGTTGAACCTTCTGTACCTGCGACACCTTGAGCACCTGTAGCACCTGTTGAACCTTCTGTACCTGCGACACCTTGGGCACCTGTAGCACCTGTTGAACCTTCTGTACCTGCGACACCTTGGGCACCTGTAGCACCTGTTGAACCTTCTGTACCTGTAGCACCTGTAGTACCTGTGGC